TTGATATATACCTTAAGACAAATGAAGCAGATCGCAAACCTTGTATGTTTGTATTAGATTCTCTTGGTATGTTGTCAACGGAGAAGGAGATAAGAGACGCATTGGATGATAAACAGGTTCGTGACATGACCAAATCACAACTTGTTAAGGGTGCATTCAGAATGCTTACACTTAAACTTGGTCAAGCAAATATTCCACTTATAGTTACAAATCACACTTATGATGTCATCGGATCTTATGTCCCGACTAAAGAAATGGGAGGAGGCAGTGGCCTCAAGTATGCCGCGTCTACGATCATTTATCTCAGCAAAAAAAAGGAAAAGGATAAGACAGAGGTTGTTGGAAACATTATTAAAGCTAAGACGGCTAAATCGAGGATCAGCAGAGAAAACAGAGAAGTAGAGATACGTCTATACTTTGATGAAAGAGGACTCGATCGTTACTATGGTCTTCTTGAATTAGGAGAGACTGCAGGAATGTGGAAGAATGTTGCCGGTCGTTATGAGATTGATGGTAAGAAAATATATGGTAAACAAATCTATGCAGAACCTGAAAAATATTTTACAGATGATATACTTAAGAAGTTAGACGAAACTGCACAGAGGACATTTTCATATGGAGAGAATTGAAACTACGATTCTTCGGAATCTTGTTTTTAATGAAGAGTTTGCTCGCAAAACAATTCCATTTATTCAATCTGACTTCTTTGAGCAGAGAACTGATAAGATATTATTTGAAGAGATTGTTTCGTTTATCACAAAATATGACACATGTGTAACTCTAGAAGCACTAAATATTGAGGTTGAAAATCGAACAGACTTAACAGCAGAAGAAGTAAAACAGATTAATGATACTAGCAAAGATTTAAACAACTCACCTGTAGATAGTCAATGGTTATTAGATAGCACTGAAAAGTGGTGTCGTGATCGTGCGATTTATCTTGCTTTGATGGAGTCAATTCATATTGCTGATGGTGAAGATGGTACAAAAAATCGTGATGCGATTCCTTCTATTCTTTCTGATGCTCTTGCTGTTTCTTTCGATAACAATATTGGACACGATTACATACAAAACTCTGATGACAGATACGAGTACTACCACAGAACGGAAGACAAAATACCCTTTGATCTCGAATATTTTAATAAAATCACCAAAGGTGGTTTACCTAATAAGACTCTTAATATCGCGTTGGCTGGTACAGGTGTCGGGAAATCTTTATTCATGTGCCACTTCGCTAGCTCCGTGTTGTTACAAGGGAGGAACGTACTCTATATTACAATGGAGATGGCAGAAGAGAAAATTGCTGAACGAATTGATGCAAACTTATTAAACACAGCAATACAGAATCTTACTGATTTGCCTAAACCAATGTTTGATAAGAAGGTTGCAAACATTGCAAAGAAGACTCAAGGTCAGTTAATCATTAAAGAATATCCCACAGCAGCAGCACATTCTGGACATTTTAAAGCATTGCTTAATGAATTGGCATTGAAAAAATCTTTTAAACCTGATATAATATTTGTAGATTACTTAAACATTTGTGCCTCCTCTAGATACCGTGCCAACACATCAGTTAACTCCTACTCCTACATCAAAGCGATCGCTGAAGAACTTCGTGGTCTCGCTGTTGAAGCAAACGTTCCGATACTTAGTGCGACACAGACGACTCGTAGCGGGTTTGCTTCTTCTGATGTTGATCTCACCGATACCAGTGAATCCTTTGGTCTTCCTGCTACTGCTGATCTTATGTTCGCCCTCATCTCAACGGAAGAACTCGAAGGACTAAACCAAATCATGGTCAAACAATTGAAGAATAGATATAATGATCCTACAATATTCAAGAGATTTATTGTTGGTATTGATCGTGCAAAGATGAGATTGTATGATTGTGAGCAGAAAGCACAAGAAGATGTACTTGACTCTGGGAACAAAGAGGACTATAATGAAGAAAAACCACCTAAAAAATCTTTCGCTGAATTTAAATTCTAATGACAAAACAAATTGACTTTGATAAGTATGCTATATTCGTGGATGGTGTCACATCCAATCCCAGTAAGGATTATAAATCTTTCATTGAGAGTCTTAGTGTTCTTGACGGACAGGGTGCCAATATTAATCGCCTTACCACTGCTGCTGTTGGGATTAGTGCTGAAGGTGGTGAGTTTATGGAGATCGTTAAAAAGATGGTATTTCAAGGTAAACCTTGGAACGACGATAATCGAGAACATCTTATTATTGAGTTGGGTGACGTTATGTGGTACGTGATGCAAGCATGTATGGCACTTGATGTTTCGATAGAAGATGTAGTCGCAGGTAATGTTGAGAAGTTAAAGAAAAGATATCCTGGTGGAGAATTTGATGTCTTCTATTCAGAAAATCGTAAGGCAGGTGACAGATGAGAGATCAAATGATAAATGCACTCATTGCTCATGCAAGAGGTGATATTGAAAAACACAGAGCAAATGTAGATGCATATTTAAATAATCCAGTCGGTATCGGTGAACATCCTGATATCATGGAAGCTATTGAAGGTGAGTTGAATATAATCGCAAAGTATCATGATCAGATAGAGGTATTGAATAAATATTTCAAAAAGTAGACATAAATGGATATTTCTGACTCAGAAATTTTAATATTAGTAGGAAAAATTGTCGGAGAATCTAATGTTAAAATGGAGTCTAAGACAAAAATTAAGGTCATTGTTGATGATAGAGTATCAGTTAGATCCGAAGTCTTTGAAGATCTCAAGAGTAAATTAGGTAATGATAAAGTTAAAATAGAACCTCATAGAGTTTCTAGTGTAGATCCTATTTTTGTACAAAAATCTGCCAGAGATAAGATTTTAATTTATTTTAAATCGAAGTCAGGTGGAGGATCAGGTCTTGGAGCAGAATTTACTAAACAAGTTGAAGGTGGTCAAGCAGTTTACGCTGCTGTTGCATTCAATAAAGGTAGTGCAATTACATCTGCTGATGTAACTCCAGAAAGTATAAATGATGCAAAAAACTTATTCAGTATAGATGACAGTGTAGAAAATATTTTAAAGATGTCTGATCCTTGGGTTCAATCATCAGTCAAAGGTGCAAATCTATTATATAAAAAATTTGGTGATTTAAAATCTAAAGGGGTTGTTTTTCATAGGGGAGATAAAGTTGTAAATCATATAGAGAATCAATTTAAGAGAATTAAAAAATTAGAAGGAGTTAGGATTGATATTAACAAGTGGTCTCCTGCTGATATTTACGTAACTACTAAAGATTATGATCCTAAATGTCTAGAAGAAGAGATGTCTCTTAAAGGATTAAATCAGTGTATGATGGATAGACTGATAAACAAAACAATGTTTGGAGTATCACTAAAACAGATTAAAGGATCGGCAAAGATAAGTAAATTAAATGTTGATTCAAAGGACGGTATAGAAAAAGAGTTTAGTGGTTTTGAGATGACGCAAGATTCTGCAGATTGTTATATGTTATTTAAAGAGAGCACTAAAATACAATTTAGAGGATTTGATGGTCCTAAGGCACTCACTGGATTTCAAGGAGAGGTAAAAGGTTCAGCAGCAAATCAAGGAAAGATTGGAATGGGATCTGCTAATTTAATTTTTAAACTGCATGGAATTAAACAACTACCAAAAGATTATCCTGCCAAAATTAAAAACGGTGCAAAAAAATTACAGGTAGCTAATTTTGTTGAGAGTGGTGTAAAAAAATATGCTAAATCATTTAATTCAAAAAAATATGGTGATATGATAATTGATAAACAAAAAAAGGGTGAGGATGTAGGATATTTTTATCAGAAAGCTCTTTGCGTAGAGTTGATAAGTATTATTAATGCTATTTCAAGCAATAAATTAAAAAATCAAGTTTGTAACGATTTACTTTTATATGCTTCATCACAGTCTATAATCTCAGGACCTTACTTTAAATTAGAATGAATAAAACCATAGATCAACTGATTCAATCCTTTGAACCTAGATCAAAGAATCGAAAACAAATATTCAATGATTTTTTGCATCATTGTTTTATGACCATAGATAGAATGATTACTTCTGAAAAACGTAAACGTAATCAGGATAAATATATTATTATGAGGCAAAATCTCATTAACTATCTTATCGCCAACGAAAGAAAAGTAACATCCAAACTTTATCGATGAAAACATTTTTTCAATTTTTCACTGAATCACAGGCAGTCCAACAAGCCACACGTATGGGTTTGAAGAGTGACGGTCATGGTGGATGGTATGATAAACAAGGTGAGTTTGTAGCAAAGACAGATAAAGGTCAACTTAAATTTTTTAACAAGAGACAAAAAGTAGGACAACAAGATCCACCACAAACGGAGAAAGAAAAAAAATTATCTCAACCAGCACCCAAACAAGAAAAACCAGTTGAGATGGTTCCTCCAGAGGTAGAGAAAACAAAAGGAACTTTAACTATTGCATTTGGTAGATTTAATCCACCTACTACAGGACATGAAAAACTTTTAGATACTGTTGCAACTTCATCCGATGATGGTGATTATGTAATTGTACCATCAAGAAGTCAGGATAAAAAGAAGAATCCATTAGATCCTGATATGAAAGTATCTGCGATGCAACAGATGTTTCCAAAGCATAAGGATAAAATTGTAAATGACGGAGCAAATCGTACTATATTTGATGTATTGAGAAAGGCACATACTGATGGTTATACGAATGTAAGAATTGTGGGTGGTAGTGATCGTGTTGCGGAGTTTGAGAAACTTACTGGAACTTACAATGGAAAACTTTATAATTTCGATAATATAGAAGTTCGTTCTGCTGGTGATCGTGATGCTGATTCTGATGATGTATCTGGTATGTCTGCATCAAAGCAAAGAAAGGCAGCTGCAGAGAATGATTTTGAAGGTTTCTTAAGAGGTGTTCCAACTTCAATGAACAAGAAGATGGCAAAAGACTTATTTAATAATGTAAGAAAAGGAATGAATATCAAAGAGGGTTGGAACTTATGGCAGATTGCACCTAAGTTTGATTGGAAAAACTTGAGAGAGAATTATATCAATGAAAAGATATTTAAGTTAGGTCAAATTGTAGAGAATGTAAACACAGGATTAGTTGGTAAAATTATTCGTAGAGGAACGAGTTATTTGATATGTGTTACTGAGGATAAAATTATGTTTAAATCTTGGATAAAAGATGTATCAGAAGAAGTTGTAAATGGATCAGATATTGGAGGTGTTCCCCCTGATCAAAGATTAATTGGCACGGACTCTCATTTTAAATACGTTCAATCAATGGTGCCTGGTTCTTCTTACGGGAAACATTTCATAAATAAATATAGAAAAAAGAAAATTGACACAAAAAATGGGTAACATAATATCTGAAGATGCACCTAATGCACCTCAAGCTGGAGCGGGTGCTGCCGATAAAATTCGT